TGCATTGAAGAGAAGAGGAGGCGTGAACAAGCCCGGGTCCAGAGTGTGGGTGGCACCCCTTCTGAGGAGCTCCCACTGTGAGTACTACGTCAACAACTCACTGGAAACAGCGAGACTGCCGTAGCTATTCCTACTATGGGTATGGTATTCCCACGGTAGAGGTACAAAAGCGTACCCTGATTGCAACCAATACGGTTACGAAAGGTCCGAATCTCTCGGACTGGAAGGAACGTATTGCTAGTGGTCGGGATGCGACGACGTACCTGCACGGGGTTAAGTATTCGTGTAGATTATGGAGGCCTGCCACGTCTGTTCACAGATTTGTGAGCGGCGCGGAGTTTAACTGGGTTGGTTATCCCAACTCAGGTAATGTGCCAACATATCCGACGGCTACTTATACTGCTCTCCCTCAAGCTGTCACAGAAGCAGAAACCAACTTTGCGAAGTCCTACAGGAAGGCGACCCGTCGAAGTATGACGGGCGTGACCCTCGCGGAACTAGCAGAGACGGCCTCGCTTTTAGCGAACCCACTCAAGTCCATGTTCGAACTTACGCATGATTTCGCGAAGTCTTTGAAACGTGGAAAGCGTCTACCAATGAAGCGGTATGCGCATTTCTTGAGTGATTCCTGGCTCACGTACTCGTTCGGCATGAAGCCTTTGGCTTCGGAAGCGAACGATTACATGGAAACGATCCGGTCCATCGACAGTGCTCGACTCGTAGAGTTGATTCGCTGCTTTGGAACCGGTAGCCATTCGGTGGATGAGGGCACTCTAATCCAGGATGTAACAGCTTCTGGAAATGGTGCTTTTGCCCAAGCCGAAAGGCAGATTACCCGAACCACGGAAGTAACTATCCGTGGGGCTGTTGCGGTAAGGGGAGAAATCCCCCCAATGCAGCAGTTCGGGCTATCGGCGCTAGACATAGTGCCGACGGTATGGGAAGCTATACCGTTCTCGTTTCTAGTGGATTACTTCACTAATGCCGGGGATACGCTGGACGCTCTGATGTTGCGGTATGTCGACTTTTCGTGGCTTAACCAGACTGTCAGAAACAGTCGGACTGCTACTTATCGTTCGATCGTACCGCCAGCACCAGATTCTTTCACCGCAGCAAGGTATGCCTACGGTGGAGAAGCGCGTCTTGTGACTACGACAGTCACACGCGACAAACGGAGCAACAACTTCGGTGGAAGTCTGACCTTTGAAGTTCCTGGTCAGCGCTCATTAAAGTGGCTAAACATCGCCGCTCTCATGAATTCCATCGGCGTCTCGCGACGCTAGTCGTCGTCCATAACCCAACAAAGGACCATATCACATGGCCGTTAATCCAAGCAGTCCTATCACTGGTGCAGCGCAGACGGGTCTAACCGACCCGACTTACACGATTGTGAGCGATACCGCCCCGGACACGAATGGCAAACAGTACGCCATTACGGACCTCGGCGGCACCCAGACAGGTGTACTCGCCCACAGCGTCGCTTCACCTTTCACCCTGACGTTCTGGCGGCCTAAGGTTCTCCGAGTTCTCGGAAACCCCAACCCCGTCACGGGCGTCGTTGCGAATGTTCCCATGAACACGTATAAGCTGATTACCAGGAAGGGTGTAATCCCCCTGGCTGGTCAGCCGAGTCGCGTGGCTGTTATTACCACGACGATTGACGTGCCTGCTGGCTCCGACCTTGCGGATTCCGAAGACATTCGGGCCGCGCTGTCGTGCCACTTCGGTGCCCTTTCCCAAGTGTCTGCTGGGATCGGTGACACCGTCATGACCGGCGTGATGTAATTACGCCGGTAAAAGTCCATTCGCAGGGAGACTTCCATGTCTGATAAGACTGATGATCTTCGCCGCAACCTGCTATCTGACCTAAGCGTATACCTAGATGACTACCAGTTGGCTTTATCGGCCGCTGGTGGAGATCTATGGCCAGACGCGAGCATCCAACAGGCGCAGTGTCACGCGCTTGTTGGGTCCATCCTCAAGAAGTATAATGAGGACAGCGATCCTTCCCCAGCAGCTACAGCTGTTGCGCTGGAGAAGTTTCTGCTCAGCAATGAGCGGTGTAAAACGTGGGAACTCCGTTTGGAGAATAGTTCTGATGAAGTCCTCTTCGGTATGGTTAAAAGCCAGCTGTACGACTTCTGGAACAAAAACGGCTACGAGCTCATCTATACCTACGACGAATTGTTTCGTCACGGCTCATTAGGGCGCGGGATGAACGTCCGCGCTCGTGGAGACGATTGGTATACGAAGTTGTTCGATAGTCCGCTTTCTTGTACGACTGGGTCTCTGGCCTACATCTGGCAGAAGCTATGCTCGCGTGACAACCGCTGGGACGATGCCGAGAGGCTGCGTCACTCGCGGTATGGAACATGCATAGTGGCAGGCAATAGCCTTAGCTTCGTGAACAAGAACGTTCACACTGCTCGTTCGATCTGTACCGAGCCAACCATTAACATGTGGTTTCAACTCGGTATGGGGTCGGTGCTTGAAGGACGTCTGTCTGAGTTCTTCGGCATCGACATCCGCCACCAGGCGGTAACGAACGGGATCCTTGCCCGGACCGGTTCCATTGATGGTCGCTTTGCGACTATCGATCTGGAATCGGCGTCTGACTCTGTGAGTCTCCGTATGCTGAGCGAGATTCTGCCTGCAGGAATGCTGGCGTGGCTTGTAAGGTTGCGGTCTCCTAGTGTTAGGCTCCCTGATGGGAAGGAAGAGGAGCTCCATATGGTATCGTCTATGGGGAATGGTTTCACTTTCCCTTTACAGACTGCCATATTTTGCAGTGTAGTTGCAGCGGTTTATGCCTCCCGGGGTTACTCCCTAAAAAGGTATGGACCGTCTGGTGACAGGAACTTCGGCGTGTTCGGAGATGACATCATTGTCCTCCGAGAACTAGCACCCTTAGTGATTCGGGTGCTGGGCATGCTTGGGTTCCGCGTCAATCAGAGCAAGACCTTCTTAGAAGGTCCGTTCCGGGAGTCTTGCGGCCAGGACTGGTTCAACGGTCACTGGTGTCGGGGCGTTTATATCAAACGCCTTAAGACTACGCAGGACGCTTACGTAGCCATAAACGCTCTCAACCTCTGGTCAGCTCGGACGGGGATACTGTTACCACGAACGGTACAGTATCTAGTAAAGTGGTGTCACAACCCACTTTACGTTCCACCGGACGAGTCTGACGACGCAGGTATCCAGGTGCCCTTTGACAAGGCACTTGGGGTTCGACGCCTGCAGCATGGTATCGTTGAGTATAAGTACTCAGCGGTGCGGCCCCTGTCCCTGGAGATAAAGTACGCTCCAGATGAGGGATCCCCGCAGTCCGTAGAAGGACCGTCCATGCGAGGAGGAGGCGTGAGGAAGCGAGGTGTGAACGAATTAGGTTTGCATCTTTGTTTTCTCCATGGTAGCGTGAAGGGGTACCGTATAAGTCTCAGGCAGAGGCATGTACGGTATACAACG